TGGTCAGGTCGTGGATGAACTGAATGCCGCCATTGATGATGCCTTGAATGAAAGCAATGGCAGTCGCTGTTTTTTCCTGAATTCCGCCCCAATTATTGATCCATGCCTGATAAAGCAAATATCCAATGGCGATCAACGCTGCGATCACAGCGATCACGATCAAGATCGGGGTAGTAATGGCACCTACCACACCCACAATTGCACCGATGGCGGTTACCAAAGAACCGATCACGATCAACAATGGCCCAATAATGGCCACAGCAGCAGCGATCCCCACGATCCATTTTTGTTGTTCAGGGGTCAATGCCTGAAACCATGTAATGGCTTGGCTGATCCACCCCAACAGTTGGGCCGCGTAAGGTAATAATTGTGTGCCCAACGTGGCCGCCGCGTTTTCGAATTGAGCCTTGGCAATACGCGTTTGGTTTGCCACACCGTCTGCAGTCCTGGCAAAATCTCCCTGTGCCGCAGAACTTTTCTCCACCATCAACGCATACAGCGCCTGGTACCGTGCCGCATCAGATAATGTTCCGCCCTCTTCCATCAAACCAAGTTGTAGCGCTTTTTGCTCAAGGGATGCTTGGTTGATAACAATACCCATGCGGCGTAATGGTTCATATTGACCGGCAACCGCGCTTTGAATGGCATTGAGCGAATCGACCGGGTCCAGATTGTAAAAGCTCGACCAATCCGAGCTAAGCTGCACCAGCGATTGAGACCAGGTCAAATTGTCATTGGCGCTCAATCCCGCCGATTGGCCCATGGCTCCAAAGGTGGCAACCGCATCGAGTGCTTTCTGCTGCGAGATCCCCATGGCAGTGTCAGATGTTTTGCTCCACGACATCACATCATCAGACATGGAACCGAACACCACACTGACTTTATTCTTTGTCTCTTCAAGGTCAGATGCATAATTGAGTGCTGCTACACCAGCCGCAATGATCGGCACCGTAAGTCCAAGGGTCATCATCTGCCCAGTGCTTGTCATTGCCCCGCCAGCAGTTTTGAGCGATTGAGAAACGTTTGTAGACCAGCTCTGCGCTTGTCGTTCAGTCTGCTCCAGTGTTCTTTTATAATTTTCAGCGTCCGCAATCAAACGTACGGCCAGGGTTGCAATCGTTGTCATCTCAATTTATTCCTTCTTTCCCAAATCAGTCTCTCGATTTGGGAGCATTGCTCATCATTGCGTAAGCCGTAAAAGCTGCATCGATGGCTGCAATCGCATCTTCCTTGCTGATGGCTGGTTCTTCGATGTTCTTTTCAAACTGTGGCATAAAGTCATCGGGCGTAGCCGCTTTGTCGTCGTCTTTACCCTTCCACATATTCACCATCGTGGCTGCCAGAATTGCCATGCGCAGATCTGCACGCCCATCACCGAACGGGCTCAATTGACTGTATGCGATCCATTCTGCAAACTCGTGCGAGCTCATACTTGCCTGCAGCTCTGCCACCGTTCTGCCGCCAAGAGCCAGCGCTAATTCGAACCAGAATCTGCGCTCTGGGCGGCTTCGGAGTTTTTTGTCAGCTCGTCCACATCATCCTGGCTGATGCCGCTCAACCGTTGGGCAACTTCATAAACTCGGTTGAGTGCCGCCGCACTCTTTTGTGCCAGGGCAGGGATGTCTGCATCATCAAAGATTCGCTTTCCGGCTTCATCGACGATTGAACGAGCCACCAACTTGGCCCGTAAATTCACCAGGTTCACCGTCGCGCTTTTTCCTTTGCCGCTGATCATCGAGCTTTCCAGCGCATCACGCTCTGTGCCGGTCATGCTTTTTACCCGCACTGTACCGCCCCACTCAGGTACGGCCACTTCTTCATATAAAGTATCCTGCGCTTGCAAGATTTGATCTTTATTCAATAACATGGTGTTTTCTTCCTTTTCCAAATTTTCTCCCCCAAATGAAGGTCTTCCACTTGGGGGATCTCAACAAACTCACTGCACGACCGGGCTAACTGATGGTTACAGGCCCGCTGATCTTCAGCGTAAAGCTGGCGGAGAGCTTCCCATCCACCGGGGTTTCAGGCTCGAACTTTGTCAGCAAAGCTGCAAAGGCAAATGTTTTCAACGAGCCTGGCAAGACCAATTTCCAGTTTTTCTTCACACGGTTCATGATTGCATAAAGCAGACCGGTGGTCTCATCATGGGTGGGGTCGGTCGGTCGCCAGTTGATTTTTCCTTTGATGTCACCACCCGACAGCAAAGTTCCGATCACTTCCTCCCAGCCATTGCTATCATGGCTGGTGGCATCTTCCGTTTTCAGCTCGATCTGTGGGGGCACGATTTCGGTCACCTCCACCACGGTCGAAAAGTTTTCAGGCGATGCTCCATCGCCGATCTTCAACAAAGTTCCGTATCCAGGGATTGCACTTGTGGCCATGAATAATCTCCTAAGGTAGGGCTACAACGCCGAACTTCACAGCGGTATTGTTTGCTTCAAGATAGATCTTTCCATCTGTCTGCATCCATCCTGCTTTTTCGAACGGCCCAAACGCAGCGTACTCCCCGGCCCCAATGGAATAGGAAGTGATATCGCCTGTACGCCGGTTGCGCCCATCGGCAACGGAAGTGATCGTGACCGTATAAGCAGATGCACCGGTGTTGTGCGCAACGATCAGGTCTTTACCAGTCGCAACAAATTGTTCTTTATTTGATGTGTCTGCCGCTGTCATCGGCAGATCAGCAGAATCAGCCGTAAGCGGAAGCGCAGGGAAACTCCCCGGCGCGGTCAATTTGGTCAATGTTTGTCTTGCCATTAGTTATTTCTCCTCTTCGAGAATGGAATGCACCCAAAAAAGGTGCTCGCTCATGAGATCTATGAACAATGTGTCATATTCACAGTGAGCACATTGATAATGCGGATGGCCTGCCCACTCGCCTTTCACAAAATGTTTATTATCAGCACCGTTATCTTCAAGGACAACCGGCTGTACTTCTTCCGGCTCATCAGATAATTCAGGCACATCAATGGGATCATCTTTCTTTTTATTAGCCATAGGGCCTCCTTTACAACTTCACTTGGTGCCAGATGAAGGCATCAACGATCTTGCGATACAAGCCGGTCTCCGGGTCTTTGTTACCGCCTTGGTTTTGTAAAAAAACACCTGGCGTTTTTTCATTACCCATCGAGCCGCTATAGCCGCTCAAGACCATCCGCAAGACATCACGCAATTGGCTGGCCTCTGTTGGGGTCGTGGCCCAGCAGGTAAATTGCACTCGTTCACGATCAAGACCCGAATCGCCATCATGCGAATAACTCCCTTGTGTGCTGATCATTTGATAAACCAGCGCTGGCACGGCAGGGTTGCCTTCACTGCCTGAAGGTTCAGGCAATGCGTCTGGGTGCAAACGGTCACCGATCATTGCAGTGATATGCCCGTTCGCCAATAGGAATGTTGTCAAACTGACTTCGATCATCCTGCCGCCTCATCCACCAGACGCTTGAGAGTGCTTGCCATCGCTGCAGTGACTCGGGCTTCATGCTGATCAACTGCCGGTCGCATAAATGGTCTGGCAGCCATATGCGCACTGCCTGTCTCTAATCGTGGCGCAGCTTCATCATCCGTAAATACAACAGCATCGTCGCCCTCGTTTTTCGATTGAACACTGTTCAAAAGAAATCCATAATCAATGGCCGGGGTCTGCCCTGGTGCCGATGCAACATGAGATTTCCCACCGCGTCGATAAACACGGCCTGTCTTTGATCCATGAAAATCTTGTTTGATATAACTTTCAAGGGTCATTGCACCGGCCAGGGTCACCTTATCCATTTGCGGGCTCGCCAGTGCTCTCAGTTTTGCAATCAATTGATCAAGGCCTTCAACTTCGTTTGACATTTCATTTTCCTCTTTGCGAAAGGACTATGTGCTCGGTGCAACTTTCTTCAGTGGCACAACCATGCCGCTCGGCCCGATCTTTGCAGGCCCGGCAAATTCATAAACAGTGTTGTCATCGCTGGGCTCGCCGAAACGCCAGAGCACACGCACCCGGTCTCGTAGGTCGAACACTGTGCGCAAAGGCAATCTCAGGGATGCATCCCATGTGACCAGCCCTTTATCGGTGCGCTGGTCTTCTCTGCTTCCGGTCATATTGATTCCGCATTGCAAAACACGGTTGTCAACATAACTGGCAACACCATGGTTCATTGCATCTTTGGTCTCGGTGTATTTCATCAGCATCACCGCATCCATCATGTGCCCTGTTTGTGTCTCTTGCATACCAACCAGATCGTCGTGGCTAAAAAATTGATCGGTCATACTTCGCTATCTCCTGTGACAGCCAGGTCATCATATTTTGGCGAGCTTTCAAGTTCGATTGCCTTGGCACTTCGTCGTGATCGGTAATAGCGGGCTTGTTTCATGGCCATTTCATGGATCTGTGAACGGTCATAACTTGCACCATCGGCAGAAAAATCGAATTTGGTGGCTGATGATCCGGCTTTCTCTTCCCAAATATCCGCAGCTGCGGAGTTGAGATCATAGGTCGGTGTCCAGCTATCCTGGTCGGGCGAATATCCTTCACTATCAACCAATGGATAACTTTCGATCACGGCTTGAATGTCGGCATCGCTGTAATTTGTGGTGGTGCGCTCGCTGGTCATGCGTCGTACGCGTAAAATTTGAGTGGCTGTGGCTGTCATAAGGTTTTTCTCCTACCTTCCCCCAAATGCGTTGTTTGCATTTGGGGGAAGTGGCCGAAGGCCGATGGGGGCTACACCCTCACATATTCGATATAAGCATTGCCGACCAAACCGGCGATGGCCCCGGTCTTTTCACTGATCGTCAAATATCCATCTGACTCCCAGCGCACCGAGCTCTTGCCGTTTGTGCCTTGGTCTTCGACGTTGTCGAAAACACCCGCAGCTGCATTAGCATCCAACCCGTCGATCAGGTTGTCATAGCTGGTGCTCGGGCCGGAACCAACACCGGCATCAATGGTGCAGGCTGCAGTGGTCTTGGTGGTAATGTCCAAAATCAGGCGTTTCACGATCAGATCCTCGCCTTCAGGGTTTGCCAGCGAAAGCACTCCGCCTCCGCCAGCCACAGCCGCAAGTGCGACCTTATACATACCTTTTTGTTCGCTCATGATGTGCTCTCTTTCTTAGTTGAGGTAATAGATCTTCACGGCTGTTCCATTGAGGCTGCTGTTCAGATCAACGGTATTCTTTGCCAGCACAGAAGCGTCAACGGTGATGGTGGGTGCAGTGGCTTCTTTCACGCCGTCCAGTGAAACGAAAAGGATCTGTGCAGTGTCGCTCAGCTTATCGGGTAACCCGATGGCCTCGCTGGTGCCGATCTTGATCGTATCTTCTGTACCTGCGCCAGCATCACGCACCCAACCTGCGCCGGTGATGCTGGTCACGGTTTTGAATGCATTCACTGTTGTCTTGGTGCTGTTTGCAGTGGGTGCAATGGTTTCACTCAGCGCATTGCCAGCAAGATCTGTGCCAACAATGACCAGCGTTCCCATTGTGTCATTCACACCACCCGCTTGTGTTACGGTGATCAGCAATTTGCGTGCAACACCAGCCTCGGGCATGGCGTTCAAAGCAAGTGTGTAAGCGCCCACTTTCATCGCCACGCTGGTTACAAAGCGGTCATCATCAGATACCGCCAGGCTTCCAGGCGCATATAACACAGGCGCTAAAAGCGTGTTCAGGATGCTCGCCACATCCGTTTGCGCCTGCCGCCCTACATTGGTATTTCTAGGATACATAGTCATATCGTTTCTCCTTCTGTCTTTCGAGAGATACTGAAAATTATTAGGCGGTCAAATAGGCGAACGGATAACGCGTGGCTTCGGTTTGGTTCACACGATTGATCGGGTTTGGCACGGCGAAACCAAGTCGCATGGTCAGCATGATGGCAGCCATGCGCTGTTGCATCAGGTTATATACAATGTTTCCGCCTGCATCCTGCATCACACCCTCGGTGAATACATCGAAGGTCATATCCTGGCGCATGGAATAACACAACTGTTGCCAGTCGCCAGCAACCATCTTTTGAGTGGTGTTGGTGATTCCTGTGGTGGGGAAATATGTTTGTGCGCCGTCAAGCAGGTAACGCCCGGCCTGGCCCG